AAAGCCCGTAGATTAGGTTGGAAAGCTAGACACGCTAGTAATATAGCCAAAGGTAAAATGAGTGCCGCATATTGGGCTAATAAGGTAAAATGGTAATGCCAGTAAAAAAAGTTAAAGGTGGCTATAAATGGGGTAAAACTGGAAAAGTTTATAAAACCAAAAAAGAAGCCGATAAACAAGCAAAAGCCATTTATGCTAGTGGATATAAAAAGAAAGCTAGGAGAAATAAATAATGGTTCAACTAACAAAACCTACAAAGGCTATTAAAAAGTCGGTAGCAGATCCTAGTGATAGTTATCAATCTTTAAAACCTTTGTGGAAGAAATCTAGAGCTGTTTTACAGGGTCAAGAAAATGTTAAAGCACATGATGAATATTTAGAACATGATTATTCAAATTTACTTCTTCCATTTTCACCTAGTATGACACAACGTCAATATGATTTTTATAAAGCAGAGGCTGAACTTCCAGGATTGACTGCACAATATTGTAAAGTACTTATTAGTGCGCTCCTAAGAAAAGACTCTCATTTAAAATTACCCGAAGAGTTACCTGAAGATGCTTATGATTGGATTAAAAATAATTTTACTCTCGATGGTCGTTCTTTATTTAATTTTTTAGATAATGCTCTTTGGGAAGAACTTCAAACTTCTAGAGCATGGATTTATGTTGACTATCCAGAAATAACTGAACAACAATTTGATGCAATGACACCAGAAGAAAAGATGAATATTAAACCTTATCCTGTTGTTATTGAAGCTGAAAATGTAATTAATATACATACAGATACACATCCTGTTACAAGACAAAAAACCTTATCTCGAATAGTTACGCGTTATTTAGTTAGACGCTATACGGCAGATAATCCTTGGCATCCTAATTATATTGATACTGTTTGTGATCATTATTTAGATGAACAAGGTAGATTAGTATTAGATTATTATGAACATGCTGATACTAATAATGAAATAAAAGTACTTAACGGTGATGTAACACAAGAATACGAAGAAAGACTTACTGAAATAGGGTTTAAGAAAACTAATACACTTTATCCAACAATGTTTGGAGAGAGGCTTTCTAAAATACCTGCTTGGCCAATTAACGGTCATTTAGAACCAGTTGAACCTGTATTGTTGCCTTTAATTGATAGAGAAATTGCTTTATATAATAAAGTGTCTAGAAGAAATCATTTATTGTATGGTGCAGCGACTTATACACCAATTGTTCAGTCTGATATGACAGATGAAGAATTTGAAGATGTTGTTAATTCAGGACTTGGTTCTTGGTTACGAGTAAGAAAAGACGAATCAATAACTGTTTTAGAAACTCCAACTGCTGCTTTATCTGATATGGAAAAAGCAATTACAGCTACAGTTGACGAAATGGCTAAAATGGGCATTAGAATGTTGTCTCCTGAACAAGCAGCTTCAGGGGTAGCATTAGAAATTCGTAATGCTTCTCAAACAGCACAATTAGGAACACTTAACGCTAAAGTATCAGGTACTATGAGAGAAGTTATAGCTTTTATGCTTAACTGGAAATATAATACTATGTATACTGCAGAAGATATTGAATTTCAAATGTCAAGTGATTTTGCCCCTATGGTTGGCGGTGAAGGTGCAATGCGTTTAGTTTCTGATTGGTATCAAATGGGTATTATTAGCCGTTCTACTTGGATTAACATTGCTAAGTATAATGACTTTTTACCTGCTGATTATAGTGACGAAGAAGCAATAGAAGAAATACAAACAGACCCTTTATCACAAGCAAATCAACAAGCTGATGATGGGGTACAAATAGAAGAATAACTCTAACTACTCAATGGAGTACTAGATGAATATCAACGATAAAATTTATGATCGTATAGTAGATCATATGACCGATGTTAGATTATATGAAGAAAGTGTGCAACTTCAAAATAGACGAATAATTAAAAGACATAGAAAAAATGTTCGAGATCTTTTAAGAAAAAATATAAGATCTGATCTTTCTAAAGAAGTTAGTCGTTTTGGAACAGAATTACTTTCTCATAAGAAAAACTCAATAAAAGAATTCTCTACTTCTCAACTTGATTTTCATAGCGATAATTTATATAAAGAAGTAAGAAGTTTTTACAAAGTTAAAAAGCCAAAAACAAAAGAATTAATTGCAGAAATAACAGGACCAACAATGAAAGGTTCTAAAAGTTTAACTCAAAATATTAAAAATATTTCATCAGGCGAATTAATAAGAATCCAAACTAAAGTTAAAACTGGATTAGCAAATAATAAATCTCCTAATGAAATAATTGCTGATGTTTTAAAAACAACTAAAATTACAGAACATCAAGCTAAAACATTAACTAGAACTGCAATTACTTCTACTCAAACAGCTGCACTAAGAAAAGTAGCTAATGATAATAAAGAATTAATAAAAGGCTTTATGTTTACTGCAATTCTTGATTCAAGAACAAGCCCTATTTGTTCTCATCATAATGGTAAAATTTATGATGTAGATGATAAAAGATTTGTTCCTCCTTTACACTGGAATTGCCGTTCTTCTTTAACTCCTGTTTTAAAAGCAAAAGCTGATTTGCTTAAAGAAAAAAATATTAAGAAAACAAATCTTAAAAAAGTTAAAGATGAAAGATTAAATGGATTACCACCTAAAAAAGAATCTTTTGGAGTTTGGTTAAAAAGACAACCAATGGAAATTCAAAAGAAATTATTAGGATCAGAAGATTCTGTAAATCTTTTTAGACAAGGTAAATTAAAAGCTGAACAATTTATTAGTCCAAAAGGTAAAGCATTAAGTATACAAGCTTTAAGAAATAAAGCTGCAAATGCTACTGCTATTTATCGCCCTAAACAAAAAGTTAGGGAAGTTGGTATTCGTCTAGATGCTAGTAGACCAAGTAGTTTGCTTAGAAGTCCAAAACATAAAGATGATTTAAGACAATTATTTTTAGTTGATTCAGATGATTTTAATCAAAGTTTATCACTTACTGATTTTAAAGGAACTAGCTTAGTTGGTAAACAAGCTTCAAGACGTAGAGTTGGAAATGTATTTGATGAAAGAAATTTTAGTGCAGATCCTTTAACTGGTGAAATAAAAAATACTAATTTGTATGATCCTGATTTTAATCTTTTTCAAGAACGATTAGATTTTATGCGTAATTCTAAATTATTAAAATCAGATGAAAAACAATTTATTGAATCCTTTGTAGTAGGACTAGATGATAAAATTTCTGTAAATCAACAAACGGTTGCTGTTGAAAATTTAAGAGTTGTTTTTGAACGTTATGCAAAAGATAAAAAACCTTGGACTGATTTTACTTCTGTAATAAGGGCTGAAAATAGATTTGCTGTTCAAAACGTTTCAAGACTATTAGATACTAGATCTAAACAAAGATCTCAAATGTTTGTTAGTTATCTTTCTCAAGATAAACCTCAAGTTCAAATTATGGGTAAATATTATAATTTTGATGATATACAAAATACTCAATTAGCTGATCAAAGATTTATTGATGCTTGGAGAAGAACAGAAGGTAAAAAGCTTGCTACTAAAATGTTTTTTAGAGGCAGAGCGCCTATGAGAGTTTATTATCAAAAATTTGTAGAAAAATATCCTACTAAAGAAAAGATGATAAAAAATTTAAGAAAAAATAAATCTTTTGATGTAGCTTATAGAGCTTATAAATTAGCTAATAAAGGAAAAGAACCAACTGATGCTTGGATAACTAGAACAGCAGCAAGAGGACGAGAAGGCATTAGACGAATTTTAGATTTTGAATTTTTAATTGCATCTAAAAAACCAACTAGTGTTTTTGTTAACGATAAAGCTTTAGATAGTTTAACTAAAATAACAAAACTAGTGTCTTCAGGACAATCAACTGATTATGATACTTTAGCTATTAATATTGGAAAACAATTTTCTAAAGACTTTGAAAATATAATTCCTTTTACAAAACATACTTTAAAACAATATCATCAAGAAGGTTCTAAAATACTTGAATTTATGAAAGATCAAGGATTAATTAGAGTTAATTTTAGAGGAAAAACTCGAAGAGGTGTTATTGATTTAGAAACAGGAAGAGCTTCAGGTGGTTGGGGTGATACTATTTCTAGAGAAGTATTAATTATAGATAAAAATCTTTTAAGACTTCAAGAAGCTGAACGTAGAGTTACTATTTCTAGACGTTTAGGAATAACTTCTGCAAGAGATCGTTTATATGTTAAAGCAAATAAAAAAACTTATGTAGATGCAAGAGGTAATGATACTGGACTTCCTTTAGTTTCTAGAGATAAATTTCCTGATTATGATGAAAAACAAATAGACCGAGACATGGCTAAAATGTTAAATCATGTTATGGATGTTGAGTATGGAGTTGATCAAGATTTTTCTACTTTTATGGATGATCTTGTTAGATTTAGAGATCCAAGAGGACGTACTAAATATTATGATTCTATTAATGAATTTCGACATGAAATTTTAAATAGAGGCGAACAAGGTTATGGGCTAATGTCTACTGTTAAATATCATAGACAACGTAATAAAAATTTTAGAACATTAGCTTTTATTGACTCAAGAGGACGAGTTTATCACAGAGGTTACTTAACACCTACAGGTGGTGAAGTTGTAAGACCATTTTTAAACTCTGGCAGAGCAATAAATATGACTGAAGAAGCTTTAGATGAATTAGAAATTCAAATTGGTGCAATGATTGGACCTGGAACTGAAGCTTTAACTCAAGTAGGTAGACGAGAAATATTTAATCGTAATAAGCAACAAATTATTAATTTAGGTGAATTAATGTTATCTAAAACTCAAAGAGATAGAAGACTTAGAGAGTTTTTAGAGCATCCTCTAATAAGACCTTTAGAAGGTTCAGAAGTTCCAAAAATGGCAAGAATGGCTTTAGAGTATGCTAGAATTGAAAAACATAAAAGATCAGGATTACCTTTAACAAGTTATAAGACAAAATTAATGATTGAAAATGATGCTAGTTCTTCTGGTGCTCAAATTATTGGATTATCAACTGGTGATCGTGCTATATCTGAAGCTAGTAATGTTTTAGCTACAACTCAGAAAAATAGATTATATGATTTAGTTGCTATGGATACTGTTAATGATCCAGAATTTCTTAAAATACCTGCTTTAAGAGACGCTTCTATTACTTGGGAAGATCTTGCTAACGCGGCTAAAGCTCAAAACATGGTTTCATTTTATGGAGCTGGATCTGCAACTAAAGCAGCTAACGTAGCTAATAAATTTTCTAAAGTTTTAGATGAAATGGGTTTTGTAACTGTTACAAAAGAAAATTTAAACGCAACATTAAGAATTGTTGATGGAAAAATTAAAATAGCTCAAAGACAGGGTGCTACAGGAGTAGTAAGTGAGTTGACTTCTTTTAAAGATGAATTAGTTGAATTAATAAATAAAAGTCAACCTGTAGGTAGAACATTATTAAAAGAAGCTCAAGACATTCATCCTGACGTTGGTAGTTTTGTAGTAAAATTAACTAATTCTAGACGAGGAATTGTTGGTCCAAAAGACTTTTCAGAAATCTCTAGAATTATGAGTAAAAATATGTCACAGAGAGCGCCAATAACTGATAACTTTATTAATTTTTGGAAAAAAGCTTCTGTAACTTACGTTAATGATACTAAAAAGGTAGATATACCATGGGTAACATTTGACGGTAAAGTAATGACGCAAAGGTATCGTCCTAAGATACAAGAGCGTATAGAATTCATAGATCCAATAACAGGCAGACGAATTAAAAATATTTATGAGGATGCAGCAGAAGATGGAAAACTTTTAGGTAAGGGTTCTATTAATGATGCAAGAATTGGATTAGGTGTGAATGGAAATCACAGCAATGACGCTGCTATCGTACGACAGTTCCATTTATGGGCAAGAAAAAACAGCGTTGAATCTGCTACTATCCACGATGCTTTTTTTACTAATATTAGTGAAGCAAAACGTGCGAAAAATGCTTTAAGAACCATCTATGCAGATGCTCTTGAAGGTGATACTATAAGAAAGACTTTACGTGAAATGCGTAGACAAGGTCTTTCAAGAAAATCTTATAATGAACTTTTAGCTGAAGCTAAACGATTAGGTCTTTTAGATCCTAAAAATAAGATTACAAGAAGAGACATACTAGAACCTTTATCTGGGAATAAAGAATGGTATGGCATTGGTCCATAGTTATTTGTAATAGCCTATAGGACTTTTAACCGTGTTTGTAACACATTGAAATAAAACTCAAGCTGTGCTTGAAAGGAAAAATTATGAGTGAAGAAGAAAATAAAACTGAAGAAGTAGTAACTGAAACAACTGAAACTGAAACAGTTGAACAAGAACCTGTTCAAGAGGCATCTTCGACAGAAGAACAAGACAATGATCCGATTGAACAAGCGGTTAATGATAGACTAGCAAAAATGAAGTCTAATATGGATCGCATGGTTAAAGAGCGCGATGAAGCTTTAAAAAAAGCTGCTGAAATTGAGCAAGCCCAAAAACAAGCTGAAATTAAACGACTTGAAGAAGAAGGCAAACTTACTGAAGCTCTTGAAATGAAACTTGCAGAATCACAAGCTAAGTTAAAAGTATTTGAAGAAGAAAATACAAAACTTAATCGTGATAATGTAGTAAATTCTCAACTTGCAACCTTAGACTTTCGTAATGAGCGCAGTCGTCAAATGGCGCAGCGTGATATTGTTGAGCAACTTGTTCAAAATGAAGCTGGTTCGTGGGTTCATAAATCAGGTACAACAATTCAAGAATTTGTTGAATCTTACTCTAAAAGTGAAGATAATTCATTTTTGTTCCGTGTTAAAGCCAATAGCGGTGCTGGAACAACAACTCCATCTGCTCCATCTAATACTGACGAAAAGAAGTCTTTATCTCAGATGTCTACAGATGAAGTTTTAGCGTTGGCTGCTAAAGGTCAACTAGGATCATTCAATTATTAAATAATAATAGTTATCTATAAGGAATTAAAATCATGGCTATTACAAATACCGATTTTCAGAATGTAGCTCTTGCTATCTCTGCTTATGCAGATGAAGCATATACAACTGAAAAGAAATTAAATTCAACAGATATTGTTGGAGCAAGAGACGACATTACAGATTCAGGTGAATCATTTGTAGGTCAAATGCGCTTTTATAAACCACTTGCAGCAAATATCAATGTTCCTTCATTGTCTTCTGCAACAGATGGTACATATACAGATATCTCAACAGATATTGCTAACTACGTAAAATCAGTACGTACATTTGGTGCGCAGCAAGTTAACTTGCAAGAAGTAATTTCAAAGCAAGATGGCCTTGCTAAAATTGCTAGAGACTTTGCTCAAGTACGTGGTGATGACGAAGGTAATGCTCTTATGGCTTGCCTAAAAGGTGTTGCAGCTTCTGAAACAGGACTAGGTGATGCAGGTGGAACAGGAAACGGTGGTATCGTAGATTTCGATACAGATGCAGATGCAGCTAACACAGGTTTCTTTGTTGACATAAACGCAGCAGGTCAATTTGGTTCAGCAGCGACAGGTACAAGTGATCAACGTAAGCTTTTTGATGCAACCGCTACAGGTGCAGCAAGAGGTGAACGTCTATTCCAAGCAATAGGAATGGCATACAAAGATCATGAACCAGATTTTATGTATCTTGTAACTTCTCCTGAAATTATGGCAGAAATGCGTGCAGCTAACTTAGTTGACGAAACAGTAATTGAAGATGGTAATATGAACTTTAACACTATTTTTGGTGGTAAATTCCGTCTTATAATGACTCGCGCAAGTCAACGTGCAACAACTGAAACAGGTGACGTAAACGCACAATCAACTAAATGTTCTTTTGTAATTAAACCACAATCAGTAGCAGCAGCTAATGTAATGGTTCCTACTCCTGTAGAAGTAGATCGTAATGCGGCTTCATACACAGGTGGCGGTTCTACAAATATTTGGTATCGTTATGGCTTTATTATGCATCCTATGGGATATGATTGGTCAGGTGCATCTAATGCTTTCGCAACTAATACAACTCTAGGAGCAGCAGCTTCTTGGACTCGTAAAATGAACGCATTAAACTTAGGCATCTTGCCTATCTTCCATTCATAAGATTTAGGAGGAGCTAATGGCTTTAGTTCTTAATACAAATAGCTACGTAACTACAACTGAAGCTGACACTTACTTTACAACTCGTATTGATGCAGATGAATATACTTCTGCAGCAGACGCTTTGAAAGAACAAGCATTAGTTACTGCTACACAGTTAATTGACAATCGTGCATGGATTGGCATTGCTGTTAGCTCTTCTCAAGCTTTGGCATGGCCTCGTAAACAAGCAACTTACTATGATCCTAGATTGGGTCAGGATATAACGATTGCTGAAAACGAGTGTCCTTCTCAAGTTAAAATTGCAGTATATGAGCAAGCTTTACATTTATTACAAAATGAAGATTTAATTGCTCAAAAGACTCAAACATTTGAAAGCATTTCTGTTGGTAGTATTAGTTTATCTGACAGTAATGGAGATGTTTCTAGAACTTCTATTACTCCATCAATTATCCTAAAACCATTAAGGCCTCTTATTAGTAGAGGAATGAGTAGTAATACATGGTGGAGGGCTAATTAATGTCACTATCTGCAAAAGTGACTGCTGCTGTTAATAAAGCATTTACGGCTGCAGGTGATTTAGTTCAAAAAGGAACATTAACAAGCAAAAGCGTTTCTACCTATGATTTTGCTGCTAGAGCAACAGTAAGCACTAGTACAACTAAAGAAGTAGATGTTATTATACAGACTGCTCAAAAAGCATCTGGAGAAGGATTTATTACTACTGCTATTATGCGGTCAGGAGAAGATCTTTCTGTATATGACACTCTTACAGTAGGAACTAAAACTTTTAGTATTATTGATTACAGCGATAACAATTTTATTATTGAAGCTCAATTAAGCAGAGAGGTAAAATAATGTTTGATAATGTATTAGATGATATTGAAGGTATTTTTGCATCTAGTACATGGCTAGCTAAAAGTATAGACATTTATCCTGATAATTATCAAGGATCAATTAACGATGAAACAGAATTTTGTCGATTAAATGTTATGCCTAGTAACAGTGAAAATTTAGAATATGGTGGTCTTAAACTTTTATCAGGTTTAATTGCTGTTAAAATTTTTGTTGGTGCAGGTGAAGGACAGTCTAGAATAATGGCTATAAGCGATGTACTCGATAGTGTACTGCAAAATAGAAAACTAACAAGAGGAACAGAGCTATTCACATCTTATTTAAATGTGGAAGGGCTTGACCCAACTAATAAAGCACTTTATAGTGCAAGTTACATAATACCATTTAAGATACATGGAGAATAATAAATGGCACATATTTCTACCTTAGGTGCAGGTATTTTTACATACCTTGACATCTATACAGGGACAGTTGCCGCATCGGTAGACACTGCATCTGAATTTGCTGGACTTTTTGTTACAGCAAATGCAAGTGACGTAAAACGTCTTCCTTCTGTGCGCGAATTCCCTTCAATTGGTACACCTGCGAACATTGTTAACGTTCCTGTGTACGGCCAAAATACATCTTCTCAGGTACAAGGTCAATCAGATGCTCCAACATTGGAAATTACTGTAAACTATATACCTGATGATATGACTGACTTTCACACACTAATAGGTACAGAGGCTGCATTTAGATTTTTAATGGCAGCTCAGTCTTGTGGCCTTACAGAAAGTCTTGCAACAGCAAGTACGGCTTTATCCTACGGTAATACAGAATTTTACTTTAAAGGTAAAATTGAGGCTATCTTAGTTAACCCTGCGTTGACTGATGCTACTACTGCGACTGTTACATTGTCAGCACAATCTGACTTCTTTGGTCCAGCAACATTACCTTAATATTAAAATAATTCGGGGGAGTCCAAAAGGACTTCCCTTATATATGAGAAAGATTATGACAGAAAAACCATTTAGTAAAACATTTGTTATGAGAACAACCTTCCGACATATGCGTAGAAGTGTTGATATTAGTATTCGTAAGAGTTTTGAACGTTTTCAAGACTTTGACAATGAGTCTTCTATGGGAAAAGAAATTATGGAAACTCTAGATACTTTGCACAAAGTTAGGAAAATGCTTGATGACTTTCAAGCTAACAATCCAAGTTTATTTACAGAAAAAGACAGGTTAGATTAATGAAACATTTAGTAGGAAAAGTTATTACAGAAAAAGTTGAATTTATGGGCGATCAAGTTGAAGTTAAAAAACTTTCAGTAAAAGAAGTTTTACAAATTCAAAAGATTGTTGATAAATCACAAAAATCTAAAGATGAAGAATCTCAAATAAAACTTCTTCAAGACGTTATTAAAGTTGCGGTTGTTGGCGCAGATGAAGTATCTGAAGAAGACTTTAATAAATTTCCATTAGGTGAATTAAATAAACTAACAGAATCTATTTTATCATTATCAGGATTAGGTCAAGACGCTACTGTGGGAAAGTAACTGCAGAAGAAGAATCTATTTATCAAGTAGCTTATGAATTAAGAATACCTATTTATAAACTAGAAGAAGAAATGCCTTATTTAGAGCTATTAAAATGGATAGATTTCTTTTCTAAATATCCTATAGGTTGGCGTGAAGATCAAAGAACTTATATGATATTAAAAAGTTGGGGATTAAAAGCTTCTCCTGAAAATGCTTTTCCAACATTAAAACAATTAAAAGAATCGCAAATGCAAAAGAAAGAACCAGATAGGGCAGTTCCTTCTGGTAAAATCTTAGAAATGATGTTAGCCGCCAAAAATGGAGATTCCGATTGGAAACCCAATATAGGAAAAAAGAATGGCTAGAATAGATGTAAGTTTAGAAGTTGTTAACTTTCAACAAGAAATGAAAAGAGTTGAAGAGGAAATAAGAGAACTAGCTGATATGGAGATATCAGAAAGAATTTCTTATGCAGTTGACACTTTAAAAGTTGTTACGCCTGTTGATACAGGTAGAGCAAGATCTGGATGGACTTCACAAAAATTTAGAGGTCCAAGAGAATTAAAAGAAGACGTTCAAGAGGGTGTTATTTCAAATCCTGTTGAATATATTGAGTATTTAAACCGAGGAACTAGTAGACAAGCTCCAAGATATTTTATTGAGCAAGTTCTTACTAGAATTGGTTTAGTTACCCCTGAATAATATTTGCCCCTGATGGCCTCTTATAATGAGAAACCGTTAGGGGCAATTTTATTAAAAGGAGGTCATATGAGTGGCGTACAAATAAGAGTTCGTTCCGATAGTAGACAGGCTAGAAGTGATTTAAAAAAATTAGAGCATTCTGTTGGTAGAATTGAATCTGCTGCAAGTAGCATGACAAGTGCATTTAAAACTGCTGCTGTATCTTTAGGTACTTTGTTTGTTAGTGGAAATCTTACTAAAGGTCTTGTTTCAGCAGGTGATACTTTAAAATCATTAGAAAACAGAGTAGCACTGGTTAGTGGACGAGGAAAAGAGTTAGGGGTAACTCTTAATAGATTATATGGTATTTCAGCTAAAAGTAGAACTTCAATTGGTAATACAGTTGAGATCTTTAATAGATTTAGTTTAGCATTAAGAGGTACAAACAAAACACAAGATCAAATTTTAGCTGTTACACAAGCAGTTGGTAAGGCGGCTGTGTTATCAGGTGCTTCAGCAGAATCAGCTAGAGCAGCTATTATTCAGTTAGGTCAAGGTTTAGCAGCAGGTCAACTTAGAGGTGAAGAACTTAACTCTGTTCTTGAACAAACACCTAGAGTTGCACAAGCTATTGCAGATGGATTAGGTGTTCCTTTTGGTAAATTAAAAGAATTAGCTCAAGATGGACAAATTACATCTGAAGCTGTATTTAATGCAATTATTGCAAAAGCCCAAGAAATAGAAGATGAATTTGCTTTAATTGAGCCTACTGTTAGAGATTTATCTGTTGTTATGAGAGATGAATTTACTAGAGCACTTGGTGCTATTAATGATATTACAGGTCTTTCTCAAAGCGCAGCAGATAAAATTGTTTTATTAACACAAGCTTTTAGGTTTGTTGCAGATAATGCTTTGTTCTATTTTACAGACATAAAAATTTATTTATTAGAATTTCTTATTGATGTTATTAGAACTTATGCTAAAATAAAAGATGCAGGTTCAAACTTATTTTCTAGTGATTTTGATCTTAAATCTTTTCAAGAAAGCATGGGTCAAATTAAAAAAGGCATCCAAGATGCTGTTGTAGGGCTTACAGACCCTTTAGTAGTACAATTTCAAGACATAAAATTAGCTGATGCTTTTCCTTCTTTACAATCAGTTGAAGAAAGAATATTAGCTTTTAGAGACGCAGTAATAAATTTCTTTAAAAATATTTATGACGCTGTTGTAGGTAATTCTTGGTGGGGTGAAATTTTCTGGGAAGGTTCTAACAGAATTGGTGGATCAAAATTTACTGAAGCTCTTAATAATGTGAAAACAACACTTGAGTCTTGGACAGGATCTCTTAAAACTTTCTTTAGTGATTTATATGTTACTGTAGTAGATCTTTGGGGTAAAACAACTCAAGCTTTAACTACTAAACCTATAGAAACTCCAGGTGGATTAGAAGGTTCTGATACTAATGCTTTTGGAAAACTTTTAGAAGTTTCTCTTGAAAAAGTTAAAGCTATTGCTCAATTCTTTAAAACAGCTGGAGAAAATGTAGCTTATTTTACAACACAAACAGCTTTAGCAACCGTAGAAGCAAAAACTTTTGATTCAGCTACTAATTTCTTTACTTCAAAAGCAGATGCTATTAAAAGTTTTACAGAAACTTTAACTAAAGATTATGGAGAAAGTGGTGGCTTTTTAGGTTATATGACTAAACTTATGGAAGCTATTAGAGAATTTACAGGAGGTGCTTTTAAACAAAGTGTTGAAGATTTAGAAGAATTCTTTATGGGTCCAGTTCAAGAAATACAAGGAAATAATCCTAATAGTGAATCAGAACGAGGAAGAGGTAAAAGTGGACTAGCTAAAATAATTGATAATAGTTCTGAATTTATTGCTGATAATAAATTTGCATTAATTGGTAGTGCTATTGCTAGTGCTATCGTTGTAGCTTTACCTTCAGAACTTAGAAATAATTTACTTGCAGGTGCTTTCTTTGTACTTGGTGCAGCAATTGGTCAAGGATTAATGGACTTTATTACTAAATTTGGTCCAGTAATTGCTATAGTAGGTGCTCTTAAATTTGGTCCAGATATTCTTAATAGTGAAAAATTTCAAAATAGTTTAGCAAGTATTGGTGAATTTATTGGAAACTTTTTTTCAAGTTTATTTTCAGGTGAAGGCGGTGATAGTGGAGCAACAGATTATGTAACAAAAGTAGTTGAAGGTCTTTATGCAAGCTTTACAAAGTTTGGTGAAGGATTAGCTAAAGGATTATTTGGAGAACAATTTAAAGACGAAGCAAATAATGCTCTTGGAGGTGCAATTGCTGCTCTTTCTATTGCGGTTATATTATCAGGTTCAGCTAGAAAACTTTTATTTAGACTTGGTGGCGCAATTGCTGCAAACATATTTGGACCTTTATTTGTTGGCAATGCTGAAAAATCACTTAATACTGCTTTAGGAAAACTTAAGACAAGAGGTGCAACAGCAGTTACTCTTTCTATAGCTATAGAATTTGCTCCTATTAAAGAAGGATTACAAGCTCTTGGCATGGACGAAGAAGCATCTAAAATACTAGAAGATGGAATTACTAATGTAGGTCAAGGCGCATTAATTGGTGGAACAATTGGTTCTTTTATTCCTGTTTTTGGAACATTAATTGGTGCTGCTATCGGTGCTGCTATTGGTGGTATTGTTAGTTTAGTTCAATATAGACAGTTATTTATAGATTTTCAAACATCAATTGAAAATGCTGCTAAAGATGCTTGGACAGCTTTTACAAGTAGTATTGTTGATATAGGTTCATTAATAAAAGATTCGCTTATGACTGCCTTTGATGAATCTGTTGCATATTTAAAAGAAAAAGTAAGTGGTGTTTTTAATATATTTGGTCGAAGAGAACAAGAAGCTTCTACCAAAATAGAAGACAGTACTAACCCTACTTATAAAGCCTCTGGTGGTTACATTTCTGGTCCAGGAGGATCAAGAGACGATCTTATTCCAGCTATGCTTTCTAATGGTGAATTTGTTATTCAAGCTTCTGCTGTTAGAAAATTTGGTAGAGGATTTTTAAGTGCAATTAATCAAGGCACACTTAGAGGTTTTAAAGATGGTTCTCCCCCTGATCCTAGATATTTAACTCTATTAGGTAGACAAGAACAATATAAAAATAAAATAAGTGAAACTTCAGCAAACTTAAATGCTATGGACAGAGGTGCTTTAGCAGATGATGGTACTGAAAATTCTATTAGAAAAGTTAAAGAAGCAGCAGAAAGAGCTTTAACACTTGTTGAAAGTCAATTAGGTTTATTTGATGATAATGGTCATTTAATAGTTACTGAAACTGATGCTGCACTTTTAGGGTTAGGGGATCCTACTTTAAAAGGTGGAAAAGGAAGTAAAGCTTTTTCTGATGGGCAAGACTTTGCTAATTCTTTTAAACAAGACTTTGCTAATGGTTTATCTGATGCCTTAAAAACAGGCGATTTTAAATCTTTCTTTCAAGGTGTAATTGATAGCTTTACTTCTAAATATATTGATGCTATTGTAACAGGATTTACAGATAGTTTATTTGATGCAGTAATTGGAACTGATGGTCAGAAGGTCCATTTGGAAGTTTATTTACTAATGCTATGAACTTTGGAGAAAAACTAACAGGCGGTACAGGGGATGCTATTGCTAAAGGTTTAACTAAAGCAACAGATGAATTAAAAGGCGGTTCAGCAGGTAAAACAGGATTTCTTGGAAATTTATTTTCAGGAATTTCAAATATGTTTACTAAAGATGGTTTCTTTGGAAATTTATTTGGTAGTATTACAGGTATGTTTGGCGGTGGTGCTGGAAATGCAGGTACTATTTTTAGTTTGTTTAGCGGTGGTAGTTTCTTTGGATTTAATTCAGGCGGTATTGTACCACATACTCCTTATTCACAAAGAGGTGTAGATAGTGTACCTGCTATGCTAACTCCAGGAGAATTAGTAATTCCTACAGATCAAATAAATAATATGATGGGATCAAATAATCAAACTGTTGTTAATTTGTCTATTACTGGTGATGTGTCACGGCAAACAAAACAAGAAATTATTAAAATGTTGCCTACTATTGCTAATGGTGTCAATGCACAAAATAAAGAAAGAAACTTTAAATATGGCTAAGCCCGTAGAATAAAACTGAGAAAATTGGAGCATCTATAATGAACAACTATAAAAAGTTATTTAAACTTAAAGATGGTCAATTATATTGGAAGCAATCGCGTGGACGTCAAGCTGCAGGTTCTATTGCAGGTACTAATCATGGTGATGGTTATAAAACTGTTAGAATTGATGGTAAAGCTATTTATGTTCACAGAATTGTAAAAGAAATGACTACTGGCAAAAAACCAAAAGGTCAAATAGATCATAAAGACAGAAATAGATCTAATAATAAACCAAGTAATTTACGCATAATTACACGATCAAAGAATAATAAAAATAGAAGGTCATGGAAGCGTAAAAAATAACTACAGGGTCACTCTTCGGAGTGGCCTTTTTTATCAAAAAAGTCAACAAAAAAGTGAGAAAAACAACGCATCTATAATGATACGATAGTATCACCAAGTGGAAACCAAAAGGAGAAACAAAATGAAAGATTTTACTATTGAAGAAATAACAGGAATATCTGCAGGTGAAGCTCTTATTTCAGTGTGGTCTGCAATATGGTGGATTCCTGCTTTAACAGCTATGGTAATTATTTTAGAAACATTTTATGAAATTTATCAAGAAACTAAAAGTATTAATCAAACTATGATTGTTATTCGTTGGAAAATAGCAGCGTTTATTTCGCCAGAAATGAATGATAATTGTGAAAAATTCTTTGAAATAATGGAAGAAGAAGAATGCCATTTTGAAGAAAAAGGAAAAGAAATATGAACAAGCTTGGATTAGTTTTAGCTTTATCATTACCATGGTTAATTATTTCTTATCCTGTAATAACTATACTACTTATGGCATTAGTTGGTCTTCAATTAAAAAATAGTAGTGGTAGTAAAAAAAAGTAAAATTAAATGCTCCAAAAAGTGAGATTTTTGGGGCATCTATAATGATACAATAGTATCAATCAACCAAGTGGAACTCAAGAGAGAAAGAGGAAATCTCAAAATGAAAAATATTATAATTGCAACACTATTAACTTTAACAGTTACAACAACAACTTCTCAAGCAATGGAAGTTAATACAAATCAAGAAATAGACTATCGAACAACAATAATGAATACTATTCCTGATATGACTCCAAACCAAAAAGCAAAAGCAGAGGCAGCGTTAACGGCTGCAGGTGCAGGTGCATTAATTGGCTATTTAGCAGGTGGTTGGAGAAATGCAGCAGTCTCAGCTGTATTAGCAGGTGGTTTAACATTTGTATTTAATTATGGAAGATAATAAAATGAAAAATCTAAAATGGATTAGTGCAATTGTTTTAGCCATTGGAATAACAACATCGGCTAAATCTTCAGAAATCGATTGTCTAAAAACAGCAATTAAATATGTTGATCATCCTGTGATACAAAAATCACAGATAGATACATTACTTGCTGGATTTAGAACTGATGAAGTAAAAGAATTAATTTCTGAGGAGGAAATTAATAATATAACTGAAGGATTAAATGCTAGACTTAATTATGAATTAGTTAATGCATTATGTACTATATATTCAGTTGAACAAATGCAATTTATGTATGATATGTTAGAAAATTCAATTTATTTATCTATACTAGAAAATCAACATAAAGTATTTGAAATTACTATAAAAAATCTTAAACCTGATATGCTTGAAGTTGAAGAAAAAATTTTTGAACTTCTAATGGCTAAAAATGACTATTAACCAAGAGGAAAATTTAATGTCATATTCAATGGAAGAAATTGATAAGGCTCTTAGAGCCTTTTTCAATCCTAAAATTAAAAATGCTCCTGATTATATTCGGGATGAAATTATGCAATATTCATCAATTAGAAAACATTTGACTGAAGCTGAATATCAAGAATATTTAGAATTTGGTCCAAGAATTAGGAGATAATTATGAATATTCCAGAAATAAGAATGTTAAATAAATCACTTGATGAAGCTATCGATTTAATTCAACGAATAAAAAAGTTGAGAACAGAGTTAGCAGATATTCAAGGAATGGCTATGTCTATTCATGATGATAATTTTATTCCTGAAAATTTAAAATTAAAAATGAGACTCATTGCAGATCATAGTAAGTTTTTGCGAGAGTTGTCGGAATCTGAGGCATCAGAAATCTTAGAAAAAAACTGAGAAAATTAATGCATCTATGATGATACTATGTATCACCAACCGCAGATAGATTATAAAGGGTTACAGGAGTCGAGTGCAATCGGCTGTGAAAATTTCTAGTGTTGCACCATTAGAAAGAAGTATAAAGGTTATGGTATAAAAAGGGGAGCAGCTTAAACATTAGTTTGAGTATTTGTATATATAAATTTAAATGCGTAGATCCGCTATAATCAATTTGTAATCTTTTATAATCTATCTGCAAAACCAAGTGGAAATCAAGAGAAAGAGGAAATCTCAAAATGAAAAAATTATTAATCTCAGCAGCTATTGCAATAACAGTAGCATCATCAGCTTTTGCTGATCCAAGGACTTCACTACCTAATTCGGAAAATATTATAACAAAAGAATTACCTGATTCAAATTTATTAAATTCTTTTCCTAATCCAAATGATTTAGGTTTTGATAAAAAGTATGCATATACATTGGTTCCAATTGAACCACAGTGTACAAATACTGATATTCTAATAGGTGTTGGCACAGGACTTGTAGTAGGTACAACCGTTGGTTTAATAGCTACTGTAGGAACTCCTATTGCTATGCCAGTTACAGCAACTACAGCTGTATTGACTGGAACAAAAGTAACACTTACAGAAGCAATAAAACAACCGCAAGTTGGAATGATACTTGCAAGTAATGCAATTTTAGCTCCAATTACAGGTTCAGTAGCATATACTGTATCTTGTGCATGGGATCCAATTTCAAATTATACCTCTAGTAAATATGGTCAATTTAAAGACTATACAATTAATAGATTTAATTATTACTGGGGTAGTTAAAAAATAATTTTTATCCCTGCCTCTTCGGAGGTAGGGGTTTAAAATAAAAATTTTTTTTTTTAAATTTGAATTGATCGGGCTTTGTGTTATGATAGATTACATAATCGAAATATTATCCCTTATATTTATAGGATTTGTAATTAGAATAATAATTATGTGTATTATTTTACAATTAATTAAATTAAAAACAATTACAGGTCCACCAATATTAGGTGTAATAGGTT